GCTGAGTCGCCCGCCCTTCTTTGTTTTCATCTCGATGAACATCCCATGATAGCCGTGCATCGGGACGGGATAGAAGAGGTCCGGGACTCCACTTCTGACTCCCATCTGTCTGTTCCTGATCAGCCAGCCCTGTCCGCCCACGGACTCATTCGGGATGTGAAACAGGAACTGGAGACGGGGGTCGGTCCGGCACCACTGGATGAGCTGCTTCTGCTCCTGTGATTCGGTCCAGTTATTCATTTTTTCTCTCGCGCCATTTAGATTGATCGATACGAGTCATCTCCCTACGGGGGACCTTAGTCCCCGTAAGGGAGTAACTCGATTCGATTAATGGTTGTTTTCTAGTTAGTCACTAACTATATAAGGGTTTCGTGACTCGTGACTCGGGACCATATGCACGTTCTGCCGTGTTTCTTGCGGAAGTATTCAGCGCCGCGGAAGACGATCTTATCTTCCTTCCGTCTGTGTATGACCTTCTCTTCGCCGACGGTCGCGACCTCGTAATCTGTTTTCGGTCCGAACTTGTTCCGCGCATTGCTCTCGGTGATCCCGACCTGCTCCAGCGTCACAGCGGTGTCTGTTCCGTACTGCAGCATCTCCTCGACCGTCTCGAACCAGTCCGTCTGGGTCTTCTGTCCGCCTCCGGTCCCGCGCCCGCTCTCTGCTGAGTCGTTGTAGGTTGCGACAGCCAGATAGTTGTTATCGTCCGCAACGTGGAGCGGATAGTCGAACCAGATACGCCGCGTCTCCATCGGTGCGAATTCGCGCAGTGTTCCGTTCAGCTCCCACCCGGTCAGCACTTCGCACGCATCCGGGTGGTCTGCCCTGTACTTGTCCGCGATGCCGTTCGTGCTGACTTCGCGAAGGTCGAGGATCGCGTCCGGGTCCCTTGCGAACACGCCCGATCCCGACGACCTGTCAGCGGCGTTTGCGTATTTGCCCGTAGCGCCCTTCGAATGGTGATGACAGTAGATCACGGACACCTCCATCTCGGTCGCCACCTGGTCGAAGTAGGAGCAGAATTTGCCCATCTCGGTGGCATTGTTCTCATCGCCCGTGATGACCTTGTAAATCGGGTCGATGATGACCGCTTCATACTGCTTGTTTTTGAACCTGTGAATGAGTATCGGCGCGAGTCTGTCCATCGACGCGGCTTTCCCTCTAAGGTTCCAGATGGTGATCCTGTCGATGTTGTCGGGATCAAGTCCGCGCTTTTCGTAAATGTCGCGGAATCGGTGCAGGCATGACGGCCGATCCAGTTCGAGATTGATGTAGCAGACCTTGCCCTGTTTGCACTTCATGCCGAGCCAGTCCACACCCTCCGCGATGGAGATTGCGAGGTTGATCAGCAAAAACGACTTGCCCGCCTTACTCGGTCCCGCGAGCAGTAACTTGTGACCGACTCTGAGAACGCCGGGTATCAGTTCTTCCTTGAGCGGCGGCATGTTGTCCCACGTATCGGCAAGCGATTCGGCAGCAGGCAGATCGTCCGCCTGTTCTTCACGCCACCTGATCCAGTCGTCGTACGATGCCGCACCGCTCTTGCGCTCGACTATGTACTGCCATTTGTCGCCGCGCTTGACGCCGGGAAGCCTTGAGAATCTGCTCGCGTTCTTGTCCTGTTCGTCCGGGCTGAGTCCGTTCTTTTTACAGAACGAATACAATTCGCGGACTCTCTGGATGTACTGCTGCTTGTTTTCCGCATCGACCTTGATGATCGCGTGAAGGCTTTTCCCTCCCGAATTGATCATGAACTCAATCGGCAGATTCAGTTCTTTGTACATGGCGTACTGCTTTTCGATGCTTTCCGTGTCGGACTCGATGAGGCAGTACTTGAACCGTGTCACGTTGTCGTCGTTTTCGCCTTCGCCGTTCAGCGGGTTAAACCGCACGAACGCGCCCGCGTCTTCGTTCAGCGTTCCGAGCGCCCTGTCAATGCTTCCGCTCCGCAGTTTTTCGATGATGTCTCCGGCAGTCCGTCTGTAATTGGTCTGTGACGGCTTGAACTTCTCTTCCTTTTCGTCGAAGTAGAATTTGACGCAGTAGCCGACATAATCGTCGGGTCTGAACAGTGTCGTGAAGTATTCGAGCATTTCGCCCTTCGGGTCGTACCCCTTCGGCACGCCGGGTACTCTGCGTTCAGCGATAAATCCCTTGTCCTTGACGATCAGTTCATCGAGCAGAAGATTGTGGATGTCATAGACCGCGTCATCCTTCGGCGGTTCGTATCCGTGTTCGCAGGCAATGTGGAACAGCGTCCCGCCGGTCACTTCATTTCGGTTGAATGTCCGCCACTTCTTCGCGCATTCACCTTCTTTGTATTTGGAGCTGCGTCTGCTCCAGTCATCCCAGACGGAGCAGTCCGCGCCTTCGTGCTTGAGCGCCATTCCCACCTTGATCCACTCATCATACGAATCGGGCGGAATGGCATTTAAGAGATCGTAGTCAATCATGCAGCTTCCACCTCTTCCAACCCACTGCGGACAGTGCCGACAGCTTCTTTGATGCCTGTTCGAACGTCCAGTCAGCAGGTTCGTATCCGAATCGTTTCAGTGTGCGAATCTGTTTGATGGTAGCCAGGTCGCGTCTCGATCTGCTGATCAGTCTGTCCATGATCGCGCACGCATAGCCTTTCGACATTCCTTCTGCATCGACGCCGAACCTCTGCAGTGCCTCGATCTGCTTCTGTGTGGCGTCAGCTTCTTCCCACCTGAATGTCGGTTCGTAATCCGCAAGGCCCACGTCGTCAAGCAGTGAGAACAGTTCCAGAGGATTGACCAGTTTGGACTTCTTCCGCGTCTGTCGCGCCAGTGCTTCCGCGAGTGCTCTGCGTCGTGCGTCTTCTGCATCGGACACCGCGCCGAACAGGTCGATTTCTTCGTCCCTCGATGCCTTTGTGACCGTCTCGATGTCCTGATCATTGTCAGCCGCGAGACACGCAGGCTTGCAGAGATTGTGCTTACCCGCGAGCCACAGGAAATCAAGGATCAGCAGGTTTTCTTTGCCGGGACTCAGGCGCGTTCCACGACCGACCATCTGACAGTAAAGGCTTCTGATCTTTGTGGGGCGCAGGACCACCACGCAGTCGCACGATGGGCAGTCCCATCCTTCGGTCAGCAGCATGGCATTGCAGAGTACCGCGCCGGGTCCGGCTTTGTCGAACCATTCGAGCGTCTCTTTCCTGTCCGCGCTCATGCCGTTGACTTCCCTTGCGCCGGGTATCATTCCGGCAAGTTCCTGCGCGATACTGATCAGTGGACAGAACACGACCGTCTTGCGCGCAGACGCTTCGCGGATGATCGACTCCGCGATCTGCGGCAGATACGGCTCCAGAGTCTCTGCGATGCTGTCCACCTGGAAGTCACCGACGCTGATCTTGACATTCGACATATCAATCTCAAGCGGAATGGTCTTCGCCCTGATGTCGCACAGGTAGCCCTCTGCGACTGCCGTCTTGAGGCTGTATTCGTAGGCGATCCCGTCGAAGTACCGCGCAAGGCTTTTCTTGTCTCCCCTGTCCGGCGTAGCTGTGACTCCGAGCACCTTCGCATCCGGCAACTGCATCAGCAGCTTCTGATATGACGGACTCACTGCGTGATGTGCCTCGTCGATGATTACGGTGTCGAACATCCCCGCATAGTCGCGCCGCATCATTGTCTGAATGGAGCCGACCGTCACGCGCCGAATGTCGTTTTCCTGCGCCTTGATCTTGCCCGGTCTCTCTCCGAACATGGCTTCGTACTTGTCCCGCGCCTGTTCGATCAGTTCGTCACGGTGCGCCAGTATGAGCGTCTGTCCCGGTCTCTGGTGCGCGATCGTGTTAAACACGACCGTCTTTCCGCACCCTGTCGGCAGTACGAGCAGTTCCCTTTGCCATTCCTGCCAGTGCTCATTTATCGCCGCGACCGCCTCATTCTGATAAGGTCTGAGATTAAGCAAACGGAACCTCCTCGTCATTTTCCGGGATGTTCATAAATGGATCTTCTGTGTCGCGCTTCTCCCACGCCGCGTCATTTGCCGTGACCTTCGGCGCTTTTGACGGAGGGTAGAACATCCCAACATTGTTAAACTCATTGCCCTTTGCCGACGTTCCCGTTGTGATTGTGCAGACTCCGGTCAGTCCGTCGATCTTATCCAGGTCAACGGGCGCCTTGCCCTTTTCCGGGACCATGCCGATGCACTCCACGAACTGGCGGACCGCCCACAGTCCCTTCTTGTAGATGTTCAGCGTGTTCTTGACCGTTGCTGTCTTGATCTCTCCGTCCTTCTCGAACGGGATCGCGAGGTAGCAGATGACCTGCTGTGTGTTCGGCGGAATCTTAGTGGAACTGCCGGAATAGTAGTCGAATTCGTGGTGGTCGACCGTGAAGCGATAGTCACCATCCGGCAGCGTTTCAAATGTGTTGTCGTCGAGCATAAGGTTGTTGAGATTCAATTCAGCCATTCTTTGCCTCCTTCTTTGCGCATGTCATGCAGATTTTTTTGCCATATTTTGCGAGCGCCATCTTTGCGATCTCTTCCGCCGTGTGTCCCATTGCCGCCGTGACCGGCTTTCCGCACGACTCGCACAGGATCACTTCGTCTGTGGGGCGCTCCGAAGAGACTCGTACGGCATCCGTCATCTCTCCGAACGCGGACACCTTCTTGACTTTCAGCTTGATACGGCATCCTGCCCAGTCCTCGATGTACGGCGTCCCCCACACCTTCGCGATCATTTTCGCGTTGGTCTTGTTGAGGATCAGCGGCTTGATGTCTTCCGCGAAATGCGCGACCGTGCACTCTTCTGTGCCCTTCTGGTTCTGCACCGCTTCGCGCTTGACCTCCGTGATCGTTACGGTCTTTTCTTCTCCCGGCTGAAATGCGTATGCGCCGAGATAGTTGGGGTTCGTAAATTTCTTCCAGTGTGTCTTATTCTCCATACAGCACCTCGTCTTCATATCCGGGCCATTCTCCCGTCGTTTTGCATTCGTGGAGCTTCCCGATCAGGTCGCGGAACATCTCCATGCCTTCTTCCACAAATCCGGGATCGCATCTGTACACGCGGACGGCATAGGGCGGCGTCTTTTCCTGTGCGATGAATGCAAACTGCATCTCGCGGAACATCGAGTTGAGCACGCCTTCCGTGTACATTGCCGCTTGCAGCTTGTAACCGTACGCTTTGCACGCTCTCTCAAATGCGTAGCCGTCACAGGATGTCGTTGTCTTGTAGTCCACGATCCAGTCCTCTCCGTCGATGTTCGTGATCACGTCCGGGCGGCACTTGCATTTTTCTCCCGTCTCAGCATCCGTCCATTCGAGCGGCACTTCGTGGATTCCACCGGCGATCATTTTGCGGGCCGTCGGATGGTTCATGATGGCATCGTCCATCGCGCGGATCACATCCAGGTCATCTTCTGAGATAGTTTTTTTCCCGCTGTCGAGGATGGTCTGCCACCGCTCTTTGCCCGCTTTCGTTCTGCGGTCCAGTTTCGGCAGTTCGATGTATTCGTCCCAAAAGGTGTCGGGTTCGAGGATGTACTTGTGCGCCGCAATGCCGAATTCAAGCGCCTTCGTGGGTTCTTCTTCGTGCGTTACCTTGTACAGATAGTGCGCGGGACTCTTCCGCATCTCCCACAAGTCCGACCTGCGCGCAGCAGGGATGTTGTCGTAATCTCTCATACTCATCTCTCCACCTCCGCAAAAATCACATCGTCTTCCATGCCATCATCCAGGCTTCCTTCTTCCGCTTCCGGCAAAGAGATGTCTGCCTCTTCGAGCAGGTCGAATCTGTTATATGACAGCTTGGTGAGTGTGTTCGCCAACGTGGTCATGAATTCGTCCGCCGCTTCCAGTGTGGTAAACCTGACGCCTCTGCACATTACGGCAAGTTTGCCAACGTTGCGGAACTGCTCCGCGCCATTCCGCAGAATGTTGTTTTTGCGTTCAATCATATCTTTCATAGTTGTTCCTTTCCGTGATATAATCACCTTGTTCAAATTGCTCATGTCCTTGTTGTGGGAGTGCCGCTCCCCTGCAGGGACTTTTATTATCCCCACAATCTCTTAACTTCCAATCCGTATCCGTACAGAATCCCGCCGAATACCACCGTCAGCAGTCCGCCGACGATACCAGCCATTACTGCTTCGAGCATTGCCGTCCTCCCTTCTTCGGAAAGTTATAACTTTTCACCTGCCGTACATCTTCCGGCAGAATTATCCTCTTCGCCTTCGTTGGCTTTGGTGCTGTCGGAAGGCTTTTTTGTTTTAGTCTTGCTGTCATCCGTCCAGTCCTTACAGGGATACGCCCTGTCATAGTCGAGCCGACATTGATATAGGTGTCGGCAGTTAAAACAACTCTTCATTTTGCCGTCACTGTGATCTGCACTTTATGCCTGTCGCTCAGGATTTCAGACAAGACTCTCAGAATATTCTGCATGTCCAGCGATCCATGTTCCCTGATCTCCATCATTCCTCCTCGCACAGATCTTCGACAGAAATACCGAACAGTTTCGCAATGGTGAACAGCTTGTCAATCTTTGGCTTAGAAAGTCCGTTTTTCCAATCCGAAAGAGTCGCTGCGCCTATTCCTGTTTCTTTAGAAACTCGGTAATCGGAGAATCCTCTCTCATCGCGAAGCTTCGCATAAATTTCGTACTTTGCTACCAATTTTTACCTCCTCTCCGTGTTTTTTACGCATTTGTGAATAAATGTGTTGTAATTATTACGGAAAGCCGATATAATACAATTACCACACCATCTATATCGGTTTCCGTAAAACTTAGAAATTCGGTTCGCCGAACTTCTAGGCTTAGTATATTACGGCATACCGAATACGTCAATCAGAATTTTCGGTTCGCCGAATTTTCGGAAAAGAGGCCGTAATGTACGTGAATTATGCGAAAATTAGAGACGCAAAAGGACTGAAGGATTCAGATGTAGCAAAAGCTACTGGGATCAGGAGCAGCGTGTTCTCAGACTGGAAAAGAGGACGGTATAAGCTGAAATATGACAAGCTCCAGAGGATTGCCGATTTTCTTGGCGTAACGACTGATCAGCTGGCAGGGATACAGACAGATGTACAGCCTGACGGATACTATGTTAATGAGGACACGGCAATGGCCGCTCAGCAGATCTTCGATGACCCTTATCTCCGGATACTTTTCGATGCAGCGCAAGACAGCAGGCCGGAAGACTTACAGATGGCTGCAGATTTACTCAGGAGGCTTAAAAAGACTAATCCAGATGGCTGAAGTATATGTTTATATCGTAGACCTGCCTGATCGGGTTGATGAAATGGTAATGCCGTGCATTGATGGATACACGGTTTATTTAAATGCACGCTTAACTTATGCCGGCAGAGTGCGGGCCTACTATCACGCTATGCGGCATATTGAAAGAAACGACTTTGAAAGATTTGATATACAGGAGATTGAAATGGAGGCGCATAACGAATGAAACGAACAGCCATCTATCTGCGCGTCAGTTCCGACCGGCAGGCAAAAGAAGGCGACTCGATCCCGGCGCAGCGTGACGCGCTACGTACGTATATCAACGAACGGAACGACCTTGTTTTTGCGGGCGAATATCTCGATGACGGGATCAGTGGAACAAAAGCCGACAGGGATGAACTGCAGCGGTTGCTGGATGACGTGGAAGCCGGTAAGGTCGATCTGATCATATTTACAAAGCTTGACAGATGGTTCCGAAGCGTCCGGCACTACACCGCGACGCAGGAGATTCTTGATCGCCACGGCGTCGGATGGACTGCGATATGGGAGCCGATATATGACACGACTAATCCCGCCGGGCGTCTGATCATCAACCAGATGATGAGTATCGCGCAGTTCGAGGCGGAGAACACGGGCGCCAGGATTCGACAGGTGCAGGCGTACAAGATCAGCCAGGGCGAAGTGATCAGCGGATCAACGCCGCCGGGATACTCGATCGTTAATAAAAGGCTGGTGCCAAACAGTGACGCGTGTTCCGTCCAAGAAGCCTTTGAAACTTACGACAGAACCGGGTCCCTTAATGATACGATGCGCCGATGTGCCGGTCTGCACGGGCTTCCGCGATCAAAGCCGCCGTTCAAGCGGATGCTGCAGAACAGGCTGTATGTCGGGGAACATCCGCGAAATGCCCACTTCTGCGAACCGATCGTTGACCGCTCCCTGTTTGAGCGCGTGCAGCTGGCGTTGAGCAGGAATATTAAGAAGAGCCAGCGGCACACCTATATTTTTTCTGGACTGATCCGATGCGCAGAGTGCGGCGGAGCGTTCGCCGCCAACACTCGGAAGCGTGTGCGCGGAAACTGCCACGAGATCATACCGCAGTACCGATGCGCGCATCACTACAACCAAAAGCCTGCGCAGTGCCCAAACCCGAAAGTAATCGCAGAATCAGCATTGGAGCGCGAGCTGATCGGGTCGCTCAGGAACCACATAAAGGACCTGATCCTTGACTATGATATAAAAGAGGCGCCTGCGAAGGACCGGAGCGCGCAGATTGCAGAATACAGAAAAAAGATTGATAGGCTGAAGGAGTTGTTTGTTAATGACTTGATAGGTTTGGACGAATATAAAGAAGATAAGGAAAAATATCAGAAGCAAATAGAAGAGTTGGAGGCTGATGAACAGAAGCCGTCTGGTGTTGATCTGGACAGCCTCAGGGCGCTTTTGAATACAAGTTTTGAGGAAATGTATGCCCACATGGACAGGACCGAGAAAAGGCGGTTTTGGCGGGCGATATTAAAAGAAATCCGGTTCGGCATGGACCGGAGTATTGATGTGTTTTTCTGACCGGTACTAACTGTACATCTCCGTCTTGAGACATTTGGTTAGTACTGGGCATAAAATCATTTAATCAAATATAAAAATAAGCCCCAGAGGATTTCCCCTGGGGCTTTATCGAAAAACGTCTCCATGGAGTTTCGTTCTTCTCACATCTTCTGCGCATCCGCAAGTTTAATCCACCCTGCGCCGCTCTTGAGTCTGCCGTATCCGCTCCGCTCTTCCATGATGGTGTAGATGCCGACCGGACACGCTTTGACCGCTTTCCCATTCGGAGCCGCGTAAATCTTCGCGCCTGCCTTAGTCCGTACCATATACGGCAGCTTGGTCGGCGGAACCTTCTGCGGTGTCGGGTCGTACTTTGTCAGACCGTACTGCTCGATCAGGCGGCACAGCTTCTGCACGTAGTCGGGACTTGTGGCATATCCGCCGTCTTTGATAATCTGCGCGGCTTTCTTGTAGTCCGTGCATTCTTCCAGTCCTGCATAACGTTTCTTTGTGCCCTGCATAGCGTTGCATAAATATGCAGAATGATCAGCTACTGAGTCCGCCCATGACGGATACTTCCGAAAGTCTGCCTTGATGGTCGTGTAGCTTCCGGAATAGTATTCGCCCGTGCTCTTATTGTACGCAGATTTGCCGTCCCATGTGGAACCCTTCCAAGTGTTGCCCGACAGACTGCATTTCATCCCGAAGAGGTTGTATGCCTTCACAGCCAGCTCACTCTTACCCCATCCGCTTTCGAGTATCGCCTGCGCGATGGTGATCGACGGAAGAACCTTCGGGTCCTTCTGCGCCAGCTTGCCGATGGTCTCAATGAATACCTGCTCATCTGACTTCTTCGGAACGTTCGCGCCTGCTCCTATGCGCTTCTTCCACGCGATCCACTTGGTATCGGGGTCCGTCCATCCGCTGACACCGGGGCAGTTCTTGCCCGTCACGTCATAGTGTCTGATAACGTGCTCGACTGGAATACCATATTCCGACATCAGCCATTTGACCAACTGCGCGGCAGAATTGAGTGTCGCTTCCTTGAACGTCCATGCGCCCGATGCCTTAGTCGTACACATCTCGATGCCGATGGAGTTCCTGTTCGTGCATTTCCCGAAGTAACTGCCACCCTTATTTGACTGCCGACCGCCGCCGCAGTGCCAACTATACTGATTCAGAATATCGGGATTGTATTGGCATATTTCGCCCTGATAGCCGACGAAGTAATCAGCAGACGCGTTCCTGTTGCCGCCGTTGAAGTACGCAACGTTATTCGACGCCGTACCTTCTGCGCCGGTGTAATGCATGACGATATACTGAATCTTCTGCGTTCGCGGACTGACGTTGTATCCCTTGAATCCCCTGTTCGGATTGATAGCCGGAGCCTTCACCTTTGTCTCCGTCTGCTTCTGCGCCGGTTTGATGTCGGAAAGTCCATATGGCACAGGCATCTTCCAAGTCTTGCCACTCTGCCTGACCGTCAGCAGGCCCTTGTCCGCTGTGAATGTGATGTCCGCATCGCACTGGATCACGGGTATTTTCTGCTCTTTGACACGCGCAGAGCCGAACTCTGTGAAGCTGGTCGTGCCGGGTCCGTTCTTCTCATTGTTGGTCTGATAGGCAAGTTTGCACCCTGCTCCTTTAAGAGCTGCGGCATTGCTCTGCGAACAGGCGTTGCCATGGTGCGGGACCTTTGCGAAAAGCACTTCGCTCGCAAAATACGCGATAGCTTCCTTGAGTTCACAGGGACCATCACCGGTTAAGAGCATACGCAGGTCCATAAAATAGGTACACAAGGACCCGTCATTGATGAAAGCATAGGCGTTGCCGTCATCGTACTTCGTGAAGTGCGTCGGCTGTTTGCGCCACGTTTTGAAGCGGATGTCGCCGATAGCCGTATTTTTGCCGCTCCGCAAATAGCCAATCTCAGCGCCCAGCTTCCGCGCCTCCGTGATGACGGCTTTGTGGTTGGCATAGTCTTCTTTGACCGCTCTGCCGTTGGCGCTGTCCCCGATGCCGAACGCGTATGATTCGGGGTCGTAGGTATACAGCTTCTTGACCGTAAACTCTTTACGGCGCATGATCATTTGAAGACCTTTGTAGTGGTCATAATGCGGATGTGACAAGAGCAGATAGAGGTCCGTGTATTTGTGTTCGCGGAGATAGTTTATCAGCTTGGTGGTCGGTTCGTTGCCGTCCATGCCGTCAATCACAAGCGTGTAGCCCCTTCCTTTGTCGGAATGAATGACCATCGCATCGCCACATCGGCGGTCTGTCGCGCCGTTACGCGAATAGCCTGGAACATATCCTGTCAGCATTTGTCCCCCTCATTATATTGCATGGTAGAGATTCCGAGCAGAGCGCCTAAGAAGGCATCAACCGCCGTGATCGTGCCGACTATCTCCGTGCCGTATGGAAGTCCCCAAATTTTCGCCAGTGCAAAATAGAGCGTTCCGAGCGCCGGAAGCAGAATCTGTGCGATCCACTTCAAAACGTCATATGTCTCGTTTGAAAGTTTCAAATTATTCACCTCCCTTGATATGTTCCTGAATGACCGCAACATCCTGTTCAAGCTGATAGACACGATCAATGACGGAATTGTGCTTGTCCATCTTCTTTTCAAGCTGTTCGAGACGATATGCAATCAGCTTGTTGTTATACACGGACGTGATGATGCAGACGATAATTGCGGACGCAGCAGAGATTAAGCTGCTTGTGATGACTGTGTCCATGGGCGTTCCTCCATATAAAAAGAGGACACCCACACGGATGTCCTCGGTTTGTATTACTGTGTTAAATGCGGCTTTATTCGGGTACTTCCTCTGTCACCACTTCGGGTTCGGGAGCAGGTGCATCATGTAAGAAAACCTCATGCCTCAGTTCGAAGCCCTCTTTTGTGAGCATGGTAACGGAATCGGTGAGGTGCGTTGTATCAACCGCCTGTCCTGCTTCACGGAAAAATTCCTTGAGTGCTTCTGCTTCTGTGGCATATGCTCTCACGGAATTGCCGAAAGTGCCGTCTGTTCTGTTGGTGATTCTGACTACAAAAAATTCAAACATGGTTTACTCCTTTCAAAGGGCGGCAATGACAGCCGCAAGGGTTGTTGCTGTGACGTTGGTGTTAGGTGTTATCGTGCCGCCGTTTGCAATTGCGGAAGTTACTTTGTAAAGAATATTGTCCACAATGAGCAGACTGCCCACCGTGTAATTCTGCGTTGCCGTGTATGTCTGCTCTGTCGGAGCAATGAGGGTACTGAAATCTTTCGGCAGTCCCTCGATTTTGCTTCTGAGGTTTTCGAGATACTTACTGTAATGCCCTACAGGAACAATACCCGTACTGACAAATTCCTCTGTGCCGTAAGGGTCGAGGAGCTGCAATTCTGTGTAGGGAGTTGCGGTTTCGGTGGTGGGGGTTTTAACTGCATACACCGCAGTAAGAGGATTACTTGCCAAATGCGTTTTCCAGTCCGCTACAGTCGCATAAGCAGACGCTC